GGCCGATGGTCCTCACAAACCATCAATTACTAGTGCAGCCCTTCCTACCTGAAGAGAGAATCATGGACCTACTAACCATGGTTCGCAAGACCTCCCGGTCAAGAAAACCTGTTCGGAGCCACTGGCGTAACCTACACTCGAAACAAAGAGTGATTAACCCTGTGTCACAGGGACGGCGCCTCGTGTTCTATCGATATCGCAAGCGGACATCGTCTCCTTGGGCCTTCGGTTAACACCGCAATCCTCTCCCCCCAGGCCCCGCGACGCTCCGAAGAGCAAGGGCACCATGACAGCTCTTAAACGTGTTACAGGCCGTTTGCACGGTTGAACACGCTTAGGGCGAGAAGCCTTCCCTTGTATCTATCTGACTCGTAATCCCGCAGGACGGGGACACAAGGCAGAGTCGAGAGCTCGCGGCCTATTCGAAAACCCATGTAAGACATGGTTTTCCAAACAGGTCGCGAACGGTAAAGGTACGTCCTTCTTATAGCCCCGATGGAAGGGCTATAAATCTCCCCTTTCGAAACATGCCGCCCGTGGGCGAACATGTGAGCGAAAAGAGCTCGCGTCTCATCAGGATCCGGTTCGTAACCTCTGACTAAGTCAATTGACTCATCAGGAGCGACGAACGGACGAGGAAGTTCTGTGAACATCCTCGACTTCCTCATGGTAGTCTCACGCCTCCAGACGGAGCGAGACGCACGATGAAGTCCAAGCTGAGACGGGAGAAAACCCCACTTCTGGCCTATCCGACTCTTCACAAAAGCCTCACTCCATTTCGGAGAAAAAGAGCAGGCTTTGGCCAAATGAAGAGTACCTAGATAGCCCGGAAGCGCCGTACCTCTCCGCAAATGGCGTACCTCACGCCATTTGTTCCTTTCTCTAAGAAAAACGGTTGAATTGACTTCAACCACATTTCTGGCCCTAATGGTCTTCTTCGCGTTTAACTCAAAGAAGTCAGGATAATCCTCAGAAAGGATTTCCCTGTTTGCAGAAATGACACAGTCATCTCCGTTAACCAAAAAGGTCGCATCAGAATCTGATCTTGCCGCCCAACGGGCTGCAAGGTAGCTCTGAATGCAGAGAAGAGGAAAAGAGAGGTAGGCTCCCATCATTTGCCCCATAGAAACTCTCTCGCCGCCGTGGACGGTGGGAGAGAGCGTTCTATAGGCGAGTAAACGAACAGAGCGAGGAACAGAGATAGACGAAAAGAAGAGACCCTTAAGGATTTCTTCTGCAACGTCATGTCTCAGCCCATCCGTAGCATTTACTAGGTCAACAGAAGTCTGGAACTCGTTGACGCAAATGGAACTCATTCGTTCGCTAGTAGGACTACCCCTAAGAAGCCACGGCTTCTCAGAAAGGTAATCATAAAGAGTTTTGTGAAGCGGGCCAAGGACGTCACATCGGCTATCAAAAATAACCAATGGACGGACTTTGCCAGCAGACAAAACTTCTTTGTACCTGCAGTCAAGATCAGTAAAGCACTGACCTTCCTCGGTACACCGGCGAATGAACTCTTCTTGCCTGCCTTTCCAGATTATGTCAGCTCGGGAAGATGACGCATCTGGACAGGGCTCCCTAGCCGAAGCGTTGGGAACAAAGGAATAAACGTTATCAAAATAACGTCTATCCCAACCAGGAAAGAAAATCTTCGACACCTCAGCTCGAACGAAGTTGAGATAGTCGGAAGGAGTGGGAGGGGGTTTAGAAAAAGCAAGGCGTTCCCACGCGCTTTGCTTTGAAGGAGTGTGGAGGCGGCAACCCGATGGCAGGTTGCGCTTAAAGGAATTGAGCGTATGAGCCAATTCCCACCTCTCCTTCTTCCCTAGCCGGACTAGTGAAAGAAGGCCATCCTCATCAGGCCGGCCCTGACGACGAGGAAAACACACTGAGGCACGTACCTTGCCCTGCGACAAAAGGTACAAAAGATAACTATCCAAACTGTTCTCCACAGTGTCAGGTAATTCAGAATATGGCAAGCCATATCTGATCCTAACGACACGGAGTCCAGCCCGGACTGCCATCTTGGTGTGACGTTCCGAAATGGAACAACAACACCGTGAAGACCTGTACACCCTAAGGGGTTCAAAACAGGCAGCGGCGAGATAACACTCGTCAGACATATTTCGGCAGAAAAGCTCAGAAATATGGG